TTAACTGCTTTTGGAGCACCTACGTGATTTAACCAGGCATCTGCCTTTAGAGGAGTAGACCAATATCTTACTTCCATCATAGAACCAGAAAATGGACTACCAAAACTACCAGTATGTGCATCTGTTGTTGAACCACCCCACTGCCACATGTCAGTTGGATTTGCAAGTATAGCATGATGAGATCCTGTTCTAGCAAATGCCTCTGTCAAGAATTCATGTTCTACTGTCATGCTTCCTGACTCTGCAACAATTACTTTGTCAATGCCTGCATCATAATATCCTAAGAACAAGTCAAAACTTTGTGATGTGTGTAAGTCAGAAGGAAGTGCCATATCATACCAGCTTCCACTAATAGAAGATGTTAAGTGGTGTGTTCTTCTTCTAACCATCGCTGACCAGAATTCACCATTATAGACTGCATGTGAAGGCAATTCTATACTTTGTGATATTCTACCACCGCCTTCTTTTCCTTCTAATTCAAATTTTAATTTTCCTCTTCCATCAGCACCACCATCGTTTACCAACTGTATTGTTGCCATTCTGTCACCTGAAGCACTAACTTTTGTTGCTATTTGCATAGTTTCTTCAGATGCTGCTTTGAACCTAAATTCTATTGTGTCATTTGTTCTTGCGTATTGTGCAAATGGTGTTGTATGTTGTGCATGATTCCAAGATGTTGACACATATTGACTTGAATTAAAATCTAGTGCTTTTGTAAATTTTTGTTTTATGTCAAAATCATTCTGATCAGCTTGAGGTCTAGGTCCACCATATTCTTGTATTCTTAAAATAGATGTTGGTATTCCATAAGCGGCTATTAATGCCTTTAGGGATTGTTTTGTCCCTTTTGTTTTTAACATGTAAGGCATAGTTGCTAGTATTCTATTCCATATTTCTCTTGTAACATCTTTCTGTGATTTCTGTGTATACCTTACATTGTAAACACCTTTTTCTGTTGGTGATTCTGCAAGACCTAGATGATACTGAGGAAGTGAAACCATATCACGACCTTCGATCATAGGAAATCCTAAAGATTCCGCAACAGGCTCTACAAGTCCTGCTGATATACCCTTTGTAATGTCTTCAGATCTATCATGTACATCTGTTAGTGACTTTACGTAAGTCCATATTATATCATAATGGTGTCCTATCATATCCATAAAATTTAAAAACTCTTCGTTTTCATAATCAGATGTAATATGTTCTGGCATTAAATTAATTAATCTGTTTGCATTACCCCTATCATATAGAGAAGCACTAGCTTGTTGTGTAGTATACCAAGTTGTAAACCTTGAACTGGTTGTAGAGTAAGGAATAAAAGGATCTGATAATGTACCAGCAGCTGCATACTTTGGAAGTGCATTGTCATAAAAAACACCGTTTGATCCTGATGAGTAAGAAGAGCTTTTGTTGTACATGTAGTTTTCAAATTCATCAAATCCGTTTATAACTTTTCTAGCTTCCTGTTCCCACTTCAATACATCATCTGAAGATCCGCTTACTAATTCACCAGCAGCGTTTCCTAAATATCCTTGTGAAGTTCCTGTTCCTAATAATGATGCACTGTTTGCTGCATAAGTTTCTATTGCGTATAATTTATTTCTAAAATTATTTAGTTTCTTTTCTACTGATCCAAAGTGTGAAAAGTTTTTAAACTGACTATAATCAACATTTATTTTTGCTGTCTCTAAACTTCCACTTAAAACTCTATCTTCTATTTGTTTTCTTACATCTACATTAGTACCAACAAGATCTGTATGTGATTGATATTTTGTTTGCCTGTCTCTTATAGGCTTATCAACATCATCCCAGTTTGGCTGTCTTAAAACTGTAGGTGGAATTTTTTCTTCTATAAAAGGTATAAGGTCAAATTTCTCCACCAGTGTAGGTGTTGCTTCTTCAGCAATAAAAGCCATATCTAATAATGCGATTTCTGGTGGGAGCGGTTCCATAAATTTATATGCTATAGCACCAGGGTAATCTTCAACATTCACAGGCTTAAAGTTTGTTATCAAAGACTTAGAATCATCGCCTGTTATTAGATATGTGTACAAATTATCTGCATCTTTCATTCTATATCTAATAAAATAGTCGTTAAAGTTTGCACTCAATACGTTGATAGAATCAGCACCTGACATTACAGCACCAATTTCTTCTCCATACTCTTCGTATGTTTTTTCTACAACTATTTGTTTTTGTGAGTCTTGATCATTAATTACGTCTAAAATTTTTGATTCATATCTGGCAAAAATATCTTCTGATCCTTGCTCTTGTGTAATGTAATCAATAACAAATCCTTTATCAAAAGTAGAATATTTGTTTTTCCCTATCGAAGATGTTAATCCACCCTGTTCACTAGAAGCAGCAACATAGTTATGATCAACTTCTATCTTATCAGTATCTATTACATTAACAATATTAAATTCTAGTGGGCCTAGTACTGCATTCTCAGTTATCTCAGGCCTTTCCATAGAAGTCTTAATTACTTCCATTTTTAATTTGTCTACATATAAATTACCAAAAGATCCATAGTGTCCTCTAACATCTAGCATTACTGGTCTTTCTAAAGCCCAAAATTCTGTTATCTCAAATTCAAATGCTGCATGTTCCCACTGATTGAACTCGTTACAATAAATGTGCCCTGTAGAAACCGGACCAGAATTAAATGCTTCTAGCCTTCTAGTTCTCTTATAAAGTGTAGCATCATCACCTTCTATCTCTAATACAGAGTTCCAGTCTAATTGTCCACCATCTGTTGCAAAAACCCAGCTTTCTCCATTCCATTTGTAAACACCGTCTGATGAAATATTTCTATTTGTTGGAAAGCTATCGTAACTTGGATATTCATTAATGTCTAGTAGAGCAGATCTTCCTTGTATGTTACCTTTTACTCTGTACTGATTTAACACCATTTCAGAATCGCCAGGATAAATAACTTCAGATAAACGCTTACATGTCCACCTACCAACTAACGGATCGTCTTCAATATCATCATCACTAAAACTTTCATCATTATTTGATCCACCAGTACTCAACCAATACCATTTAAATGCCTCTGATTCTATTAGCTCGCCTTCTTGATTGTAGACATAACCACCTGCTCCTTCTGCTTGAGGTCTGTCTATTGCGTAAAGATTTAAAAAGTTTTCTATAGCTATTTCATTATTCCCTGGTGGTAAACTAGGAGCTGAGTTTATTCTTAGGCCATCTAATTCTACATAAGGATCATATGCACCAAATTCACCTTGTACACCACCGTAATATAAGTGAAATGCTTCGTCTTCATAAAATCTATCTTCTTCTGTAATAACAGGTACGTCAGGAGGTGATATTTCTGACTGTGCCCAGTGATTAACAGTTACCCATGCACCTTTTCTACCCCCATCTTCAAAGTCAATTGGATCTGATTTTTGCATCCAGCTAACTTTTATCCTATCTCCTACTCTTACACCATAAGATGCTAATGCACCTATTGATTTAAAATTTGTTCCAATTCTCTCAACATCTTCTTCAGGAGTAGATATTTGCATAAATCTATGAGCGTAATTATTTTTATCTGCAAACTCTTCAACTGAAGGTACTTCAAAATTTCTGTCTGTTGGGCCTGCTTCAATTCTTGCAGCAACAATATCATCATAAATATAGTCTTGATAATTTAAGTCTGGAAACCACATAGCAACACCACCATCGATCCCTTTTTCTGCAACCCATTGTGCATGATAACCAAAATCAGCTGTACCTGCATATTTGCTAGACCAGTAAAGAGCATTGTATCCTCTAGAAAATGTTGATATACCAAACTGATCTGATACTTCTATTGCTTGTGAATTTAATCCTTCATCTAGTATAGGATATAATATAGGATCGCCACCCTCATCTATTTTTTCAATAGCGTAAGCATTTACTTTAGATAACATTCCACCAGTTCTTGGATTTCCTGTTGCACCATCTGAAGGTTGTATGTCCCATTCAAAAACAGAATCACTGTCAATTTCATTTATTAATAATGTTTCTGATAAATCTAGTATTGCATGTGCATCGTTAACGATTAATTTTCCACCAATCATATTTGGAGTAAACTCTTCGCCTGGTGCTAAATCACCAATTAAAATTTTGCCATCTGGATCTGCGAATTTTATAATATTTTCTGTACCAACATCAATTGTAGTGTCATTGCCAGGTCCCACCCTGTGGAAGTCTGTTGCTTCAGGGCCTAGTTCAACTTGTGCTCCTGCAAATGATACGTGATGTTGTTCAACACTTGACTGATTTGAAGGATCCCATCTTAAATTGTTGCTATCATCATAACCAGGTTCCCATCTAATTCTAAATAAAAGCTTATTTATCCCAGCAGTATTTGTAAGTGTATATGTTAATGTAAGTCTTTGCCAGTCGCCATTAGATACTGTTGTTGGGCTATAAATTGTTGTTCCATTATCTGCCCATGGGTCTGCATGTGCCATAAGGCTTAGTCTTTCACCTTCTTCTGCTTTAACGTAGACACTAAAAGTCATTTGTGTGCCTTCTACTACAATAGGCATTGGAACATAAGGTGATGTGTTAATAATTAAATTTGTTCGCATAATTGCGCCAATAGACCTCGGATTTCCTGCTGATGAAGCAGCTCCTCCATCTACTGCAGGAGTATTTAAATACTCTTGTTCAAAGTTTAATGTGTTTTGTAATGTTGCCTTAACAGCAAATTGTCCTGAAGGATTTGGATCTATTACATTATCAAGCCTTAAAGCTCTCTTATCGCCGATCTCTACAGGATCTTCAACAGAAATATTAACAGCTGATGCGTTTGGCCACGGCCCTCCACCGACCCAACCAAACTTTGTATCAAGAGTTCTACCAATTAAAAAGTTAGGATTTAAAGTCTGTGTTTCGATTATAGGTTCAAATTCTAGTTGATCTCTTTCTTCATCTACAATTCTCTTTCCCATAAAGTATGCATTTGCAATACGAATTGTGCCATTCATAAATCCTGTTGGGAGATTTTCAGGTGTGTTAAAAGAAATTACGTTTGTTGCAGGATCTACAAATACTGCAGGAGGAGCAGGATCTTCTGGAAACCAGTTAATACAATTATAAGCTGCTAGTCTAAAGCTTTCTAAATATTGTTCGTCATCGATAAAGGCAGGAGCAATAATAGCTTCTGTTCTATCACCTGAAATTTTTGTAATTATGTATTTGTTTTCTTTTACATAAAGTTTGTCACCTTCTATTGTCTCTGAATTAGGATCATCAGAAGATGCATAAAAATACTGCTGGTCACCTTGTTCAAAGTTTCCTCTATAAATCTTTTCTTTTCCGTTAACTAATACAGGAAATGGACCACCTGCAGAAAGTCTCATAAATTCAAATTTTACTTCAAACCTTCCTCTTCTATAACCTAAGTCTCTTAAAATTTTTCCTGTATCTATTTTAACAACAGCTGGAGAACCTTTAATTGCACTAGCAATATACGTATCTATTTTATTTTTTGTTAAATACTCAGTAGCAATCTTTCCGCCATCACTTCCGTAAACACAAACTTTAATAATATCAGCATCTGATCCGCCAAAGTATAAATCAGGCCATTTGTCACTTTTGTAATCATAGCCTGTAAGTTGTGTATAATAGCTAGTGTCCCTATAAGGCTTGAAGTCATTTACATCTGGAAGCCTTACAAGATTGTATATGTCTTGTGGTATGTCTATTTGCCTATTAGCTTTTTGGTCTATTAAACCGACTAATGGTTCAGGACTAGCAGCTGGAGGAGCAGGTTGAACAGAGGCATTTTGCTGTGTATTAGAAATACTGGCTGGGCTTGGTGCTCCACCAGAAGCTATCATCTGAGAAGCTTGTACTGTTGTGCTTGTACCTGTTATTTTTGGTGAGTTTATAGAAGCAGCCTCATTTGACTTTATCGATAAATCACTTATTACAGGATCAGAAATCTGTCCAAGCTTACCGCCAGGAGATCCAAGCTTAATTGGCTTAGAGCCGGCGCTTTTCTTTTTAAATCCTTTGCCTGTGCCTTTTTTCTTTTTTTTGATTGCCATTTTGCTCTCTATAACTCTTTAAATTCTCTATCAAAAATATCTGTAGTATCTGCTTTTGTGCGATACCTTCTTCTATAAATATCGACATACATACTTTGATGTGCCTCTGGCATTGATTCTCCTGTGTCTATTGTTTCGTATAGTTGGACTACTCCTTGACTATTTCTTAAAGAATCAAAATATTGTCCGCCTAAATTTGTCCACTGCACTTGGACACTGCCATAACCTGTAGAATATTTTTGTTCGTCTCTTTCTTTAAGAGAGGTGTAGTGTTCATTAGCTTCTAATTCTTTTTTTGAGTAAGGCATTATCTTCTTCCGTATGCTGGTGTTTGATTTTTTGGCTCTTTAGCTAGCCACTTCTTATATTGTTTTGCAGTCCTTCCTTGTTTTTGAAGTTGTTTATTAACACGTGCTCTTTGCTGTTTTCTTGTTTTTGCTGCTTTATTTGGCATTATCTTACAACTTTAAACTGATGATCATCATCTATGTATTGTGTAGTTTTGTTAATACCTGAACCACTTTCAATCATAAATTGAATCTTATAAAATCTCTCTGGCTGTAAACTAGAAGTTCTTAATTTAAAGAAGTTGCCCTCAGCATCACAGCTTATTTTAGATCCTGTTCCGAAGGGTATAATAACGTCTGCTGTCTTATCATCAACTATTGAAAAATATGATGAAGCACTGGGCATATAAGCGACATCTAAATAAGAAGATGTTGTAGAGAATGTTTTTGCCGGATATAGCTCTCTACCAACAACTCTAACTTTTTCTAGCGCTCCTCTTTTGTATTCATGCTTTAAATTTTTAACTGTAATCTTTAAGTTATCCAGCTGTGTACCTGTCAAGCCATCTAATGAGCCTGTCACCCATGTTGCGTCATCCCAAACAACTTCAAGCTTTGGTGGAAATACTGTATGTGTATCGGAAGAAAAGAACTTAAACATTCCAGATCCAGAAGTGCTCACCTCTTCACCATCAGTTCTCTTTAATAAGAACCCACTATTTTCTTTAATACTTCCGCTTATCCAACCGTTGACAATTTCTGTTACGTCAAATCTTGGATCTATCTTTGTATTTTTATTAAATGTGTAAGAGCTAGATGATGCTTCATAATATGTACCACCTAAACTTGAATTGGCAGAAGCCCACGTAGATGCAGTACTAGCATTTCTATATTTCCAGCTTGCACCATTTGTTGACTGTGGAAAGTCAGTAAATTTTCCTGTTCCTTCTGTCCAGCTTTGTGATACTGCATAAGCATGCATTACTGTATCATCTTCTATCTCAATTGCTCCTGCATCATATAAGTTTAAATAAAATTTAGCATCTGTTCCAATAGAGCCATCAACAACAGATGAAGATAGTTCAGATATATCAAAATAAACTAGAGATCTTGCAATGCTATTAAATGCAGTAGAATTTTCTTGGAAGTTCTTGCCTACTTCTAAGATCTCGTCTTTACCAAGATTCTTAGCACTTCCTGTTCCAGCAATATCATTGCCTCTAATTAGTGTAGTATCTTTTTCTGCAAATATAAAATGATGAGCCATTAATAATCTCCTAGCACTTTACCAATAATATCTGAATCAGGAAGACGTACTTCAAAAATAGAAGGATCTAGTGAAGGATAGATAATATCTTTAACAGTTGCCGCTTGTATGTCATAAACATTCCCTGAATATCCTAATTCTTCTTTAAATTTATTTTGAATTATTATTGTATCTTTATTTGGATTGTTGTCAATTGGAGGCACAACATTATTAACACCCTCTACCAATGATATTTGATAAGCAACGTCTTGTAAAATTATTGGCTGATTGATTTGCCATTTATCTATATCAAAATGATCTTTTACTTTTTGAATACAATTTAATAATACCTCGTTTTTATTGTATCCCTTCTTCGCGTAGATAGCAAACCTAACCGATATATTGATCATGTATGCATCTTTAAGATTTATAGCATCAGTCAAGATTCTGTAAGGACCTAAGTAAGTCCTAATATTTCTCTTGGTTGCTTCATTTACCTTGACTAGTTTTTTATCACTGTCATATCCTAGTACGTAGAAATTAAGTGCCATTGGATTCCGCACCCTATCACCTTCACCTAATAATTCTGCAATAGAAACTTCTCCACCTAATTTTTCTAATGTTTCCATGTTGATAATACCGTCTTGTATTATTCCTTCGCCAGTTTGTAGCTGGTCATCTTGATTAATATAAATCTTTTGCACATTACCATATTTTGCAGGTAAGTTATATACTCTTGTAATATAGTCTTCTTTTGATACAGATCTATTTTGTGCTTGAAAATATGCTTTTGTATTTTCTTTTATTTCTGTTAAAGATTCTTCTCCTCTTCCACCTGTTGCAGGTATAGGATTTGTAACTGCTATAGAATCTTTTGTTTCAGACAATATTGATGCATCTAATGCTGAAGATGCTATTGATAGTTCTAAACCTCTTTTTGAAGTTATTGTGCCAGCAGGTACGTTTGCCTCAACACCGCCACCATAAGAATATTTTATAGTCAGTGTTGTATTTGCAGGTGCTTGACCATAGACTGCTGTATTTAAAAAGTTGGCAGGGTCTAATGCACTATTGTTATTTAAAAAGTTTGTATTGGTAAAATTATTTCCTACTGTGGAGGGATTAGGAATTATCTCTTCATCTGGTTGCGAAGAAGTTCCTGAACCAAAACACAATTCTAACTTACCATCAGTATTAACTTTTGTCTTGAATCTTTTTTGTGTCCTCAAAACTTTTAATATGTAAGGTGTAGTTTCATTAAATCCTGCAAGATTAGGATCAAATTCTGCAGTGTTTGCTACATCATCAAATACTAAATCTTGTGCAAGTGATTCAACTTCATAGTATTTCCCGTTATCAGAATCTAATACGCTGATAACTTCTAAAACACCTTTTTGTCCTAAAGTAACTTTATCATAAGCAACTGCATTTGTAAATGTAAATTTTTCTGTTGTTATTGTACCACTTACAGCTTTGCAAGATTTTTTAAGTAAAAATTTTGTTGGTGCACCGTTATTGTTTACTTCATAAATTTCTGATGTTGTTGGGTCCATAGAACTAGAATGGCTAAAGTCTACATCATCTAATGTCCTAAATGTTTTTCCATAGTCCGATGCTTCTACAACACTTCCAGCCTTCACTGTATAAGCATAATTGTAATTTGGTGCTACGTTATCTCCTGCTCCTGTCGCTGGTACAGTCTGATAAACATCTAAATTTGCAGTTGAAGGTGTTGCTATTGTTGGTTTGTATCCGTAAGATTGTGCTATATCAAATACTGTTTTTCTTTCTTCTGCATAGGCAAGTAGTGATTCACGAAATTGTTCATCTATATAAAATGATAGAACATCACCTACGTAAGATGCCATCTCAATAAACATCATTCCAGGAGATGCTTCATTAAAGTCTGCATAACTTTGAGGAAAGTATGTCTTTGCATACTCAATTAAATCTGCTTTAAAGTTATTAAAGTTTTTATTGAGATAATTTACCGGTTTTGGCATTATTTTAGTGCTAGCCATTCTTATCCTCCTCTTGCTAGTGTCAATGACACAGATTCTGTAGAATTAGGATCTGTCTTAACAGCAAACCCTATAGATATTCCAACAGTATTTTGATCGTCTTGAGCATCAATAATAAGTGTCTTTATAATTACATGTGGCAACCAGTGTGCAACAGTTGACTTTATGCTTTCTTCTAATTTCTTTTCAAGACCAGGCTCAAAGTTTTCAAACAATAAATTAAATATATTGCTTCCAAATTCTGGCTGAGCTAATCTCTCACCCTTAACAGTTAACAATAAATTTTTTAAGTTAGTCTTTGTTTGCTCTAACAACGTAGAAGAGGATTTAAAAAATCCATTTTGTCCACTTCTAATCGGCAGTGTTAAACCAATCCTAGCATCAGGATCATTATCTCTTGATCTTGCTGAGGCGTTTCTGTAATCTTCGATTGCCATTATTTTAATCTACCTTTGCCTGCATTCTTTTTTAATTCTTTAGCCAAGTTATCTGATACTGGCTGAAAGGAGCCACCAAGCTGAGATGCTCTTCTCCTTGTAGTTAAATATCGTATTCCTGCATTTGTAGTCACAATACCAAGCTCTAATCCTTGTTTCATATTATCTAGAGCAGCTTGTTGCTGAATGGTCGGTGCTAATATTCCTAACAATTGTTGTATATCATCTGCAATCCATTGAAGACTATTTTTTTCAATGAGCGGAGTTATTTTTAGAGAGTTCCTATTGCCAGGTTGAGGAATTCTTATTCCTCCAGGGAGAGTTTTAAATCCTCCATCACCTACTTGTTCAACTTCTGCTCTGGCGACATAATCGTGTATTGCATTGGCCAACTTTGAAGCTTCTTCTACGTTCTCTTTCATCTCCTGAATTTTAGGCTTTGTCTTGAGAAACGTATTTTTCGCTGTCTTATCGTTCTCTATCTTTGCAATATTTCTTACTAATCGTTTTTTATCTAGAGCCATGTTTCTTTTCTATTGCTTTAACAACTTTTGCTGAATGACCACTCATTGCTTTTTGCATAAAATCTGGCATAGCACCTGTAGGTTGTCCTGCTGGTGTAACACCTGCGACTTCTGTCATTCTATCAGAAGTATAAGCACCTCCACCCATTGTTGGATATGCTTCTTGACCGCCACCGATTCCGCCTTCTGTCTCATTTAATATCTTATTAAGAACGGGATCTTTTACATTTAAGTTAGTCTTTGGCCCTGAACTAATTTCATCTGCCATGAGTTCACTTACAGTATTCTTTACTGGTGGGTTTGTTATTTCTGATATTACAATTTGCATTTGTTTAGCAACTTCTTTAGACACCATTTCTTTTATCAATTTTTTTAGTGTCGTTATTTGTTTTTTATTCATTTTGCTTACCTTTATCTATAGCTTGTTGTTTTTAACATATCATCTAATTCTGTCATACATTCTGACAGATCTAAAATTTGTGAGTCTAATATTGCATCAATTTCTTCTTCACTAAGTATTCCATTTTCAGAAACTCCTGCACCTCCATCTTCTCCCATCACCCAGTTACCAGTTGCTGGTACTGTTGCTGGAGCTTGTAAAGTTTCTCCTCCATCTCCTAAAGCAATTCCATCAATTAGTGTATCACCAGGATTAAGGCCCATATTAGGAGGGAAGTATAAATTGTCTCCATCATCTCCTTCATTTAAATCATCTAGTAAATTGTCTAAGTCTGCATTTGGATCAGGCAAACCAGGTGCTCCGTCTAGCGAACCAGCATCACCTAAATCTCCTAGTGCTCTATCAACATAAACACCACCAAGCTTTTCACACTGCTCTTTAGATAGGCCTGCTTCTGCACCTCTATTCATTGCGCACTGTGCAACTATCTTTTGCAAAAGTGCAATTAACTGTGGTAGTACTTTTTGTGTCATTGTCATATTCTTTACAGCAGCATCAATCATTATTGGAATGCCTTCTATCATCTGTATCATAAACAAGATTGCTTGTACTACTCTTAGAGGTTTTATGAGTTTTAAAATTAACTTTACTACTTTTTTAATTTTCTTAATTGTCTTGTTTATTTTCTTTAAAATTTTATTAATCTTGCTAATAGTCTTTAAGACCTTGTTCATAATCTTAACTAGCTTGTTAACATCTGGTATGAGATCACAAGCCTTATCAGGCTCCATCTCCATAAGTGTAATTAGGTTTTGTGTCTTTGAAAGAAACTTCCCCTGCATCATTGTAAGTGCATTTATCTTTTTCTGTATCTTCACCCACCAGTCACCAGATAGACCAGGAATGTTAACGTCAAAATCTAGTTTTGCTGCAAGATCATCTAACCTATCACCTTTTTGTGGCTTTCCTGCCAACTCTTGAAGACTGCAATAAGCATCATCAGAATCAGCACCACCAGGTGTAACAATTCCTCCGCCTTCTCCAATCTTGTAACCTTCTCTATCTATAGAGACAGGAGCATCTAAAATATTACCATCAGGATCTATTACTTTTCCATTAACTACAATATCTCCTACATCTAATGAAGTTCCTTCAGCAAATATTCTTGCATCACCTCCATATCCAGAGTGGATGACCTCAATACCATTAGGCCCCGCTATAAAACCTTCTTCTGTTATATAATCTCCAGCTCCTAATGTATCACCTGTATTGAAAGCTGAGGTAGTTGTAAGCTCGATGTCATAAACTTCAGCAGCAGCTTGATTTTGTAATAATTCTTCTTCACTCACTCCAGTAGTGCTAGACTCTCCGCCTTGAAAAATAGCATCACCATCTACAATCTGATCGCCTAGTAATAATGTTGCCCCTGGTGAGAGATTTCTTTTTAGTGATGTAATGTTGTTACAGTCTAGTGCCATTATAATCCTGTTTTGGGTCTTTTTGATACTTTAACATTTTTACTCAATAGTAAGTTTTCTAGTGCTGATTTCTGCCCAGCAGTACCGGCGTATCCTGACATCCCAGCACCTGCTCCCATAATTGCAGGTAGAGGAACTGGTCCACCTATATTACCTACACCTGTTGCAGATGATAATTGTGTTGCAAAACTATTTAGCTGCTGAAATAGCTGATGAAGCAGAGTGACTAAATTATCTCCTAATACTGCCGGCTGTAAATTATTTGCTTCTACATCACCTATCAAAACATTCTTACCAACAAGATTCGTATTGTTTTTTGATATTACATTTGCTGTATTTGATGCGAATAAATTAATCTGTCCTTTATCACCCACACCCTTAGTATTAAAAGTAATCCGTTCAGAATTACCTACTATTTGTGAACCCTTAAGTTCAGAAGGTGTAAATGTTTCACCTGCACTCGGTGAAATATCAATCTTAACAGTTTCATTTCTAGTCATCCATAAAGAAGCAGGATCCAGGTTGATATTTTCTTTTCTTGGTAGAAGTGCATTTCTAGAATTTTCTTCTATAGAAGATATTGACATCTTTATTACAGCGTTGTCCGGACTAGGAATACTGTCAGTGTCTGCAATTACATCAGTTCCTATCCTTATTGACTGGTCATTTCTACCATTAACTGCCCAGTCTCCAGGAAAATTTTTAACTGGTCTATTTACAACTTGTCTTTTAAAATTCTTTACATATTCATTAATATTTTTTGTTGTTGCTTTTCCGTCTTGTTGTGTTGCCATTGATCCTAGCATTATATTATTGTTAACACTATTTCTTATATTAAGCGGCTGAAAATAATATGTTTGTGCACCATAATTTATAATGGCAACTAATTCACCAGGAACAGGATAGCATTTTACTTGAGAGTCTAATGGAAATACCCAGCCACTATCGTCTTTAGGGAGTATAGGAAACGGTACATTTCCTGTGTTTACTTTTATACAGCCAATGTGAAGTGGTGTTACGTCATCATCTAAATCATTTTCATCCATAACAACATCAACAACTTCAGCAATTATTGATTGAACTGTTACTATCTTTTCATTTTGAACAATGGCATCAACGATTTCTCTTACACGCTTTTCGTCAGGAAGATCATTTGTTGGATCTATGCTGATTTGTGAGTTGTGTAATTTATCGATGAGGACTGTTTCGTGAGAATCACTCATATTTATCCTCTATGTTATATCAAGTGCGATATCGTCTACTTCTTTCTGTATACCAGCAGTAGCTTCTTCTAGCTTACTAATAATATCTTCTTTTTCTTTGTCAGATAAACCGAAATCACTTTCTACAGATTTTGTTTCTGTTTGCATAACTCTTTGTACTACTGCTGCTAGCTTAACTAACAATTCATCATTTCTTACATTTGCTTCCATGAAATCACTTATCATAGGAAACAAAGTTTGTGCACTTTGAGGATCTTTGATGAATGTCATCATTTCCTGTATAAGTGACTCTATCTGAATCTTATTTCGCTTTGAATTATCGTCTATCTTTTTAAATAGATCTGATACTGTTGTCCCTTTGAATATTTCATAGTCAGCTGACATTAGAACGTCCTTTGACTATAAATATACTAGAACTTACTAAATAGTACGTTTTGTAACAGGAGGATGTGCAATGTCTCCTTCTTTGTCCCATTTAGTATAGAGGTTCTTATAATGGCTTCTCATAACATTAAGTACTCTAGTAATATGTTGTGTACTATGTCCTGATATTTCCCTTAATAAAATATACAGTGCCTTCTTGTTAAAGATTTCAATTGCATCGACACGAGACATAAGCTCTATAATGGACCACGCAATTTTAATATCACGCTCTTTTTTAAATACTTTTGTAATATTTTCTTCCCAGTAATCAATAACAGACTTAAAAAATTCTCTCTCTTCTTGAGATCTAACTGTGTTGTCATCGTAAGAAGTATTCTTTACATCTTTGTGTTTAAGGTCTAAGACATCGTTATGAGTCTTCATCTTTTTATAATTGTTATTATTGTGGCAAATCAACCAGTTCTTAACAACAACACTAAAATAACTAAATGCCTTGCCTTTTCCTTGCTTATACTTGTCAAGCCTTGTTATCATAAAAGATATAACATCATGCTTAACACTTTCAATAGGATAATCAAAGTAATAAAACTTAAAAGTGTGGATTATGTTTTCAACTAATTTTTCAAAAGGCTGTCTAAGAGACTCATTATAAATTATATTTCTTTCTCTATGCGAATCAGTTGCATTATAAGCTACAATTGCTGCTTCGGTTTCTTCTGTAAAATACATTCTTGTTTTTGATTTCTTGCGTGGCATGTTTTAATTTTCCTCTGTTATTTTTTCTAAATGGTTTATTGTTTCTTTCATCTGTTCAAATATCGCACCTATCTCATCATCAGACTCAAAGTGACCTGTAGAATCGATTTTTCTAAAGTCAGCTAATGTGCCCTGTATCATTTGATAAGTTGCATCCGTCCACAGTTCTAGTTTGTCACATTTCTTATATAAATTAACTACTATATAGATTGATACTATTGTAGTGAATATAAATGTACACAACATTATTTCTAGCATCATGAGAACAGATCCTTTAATTTGTCAGTGTCTAAATTCTTTACTAGCTCTTCTTCTTTAGTCTCACCTTTCATATACTTCGGAAAGTCTATACGAGATTCACCAGATAACATAAATTCTTCTTTCTCTTGTCTTGCTGCTGACATATCAGCCATAGATACAATGTGTGGTAAGTTTGTTTTCATTGCCTTCCATTCAGCACCTTCAAAAAAGTAAGATGTGTTTTGTTCATTATATAAACCATCTGCAAGCCTCATACCAATATACTCTGATTCTGTCATTGAAATCTGAAATTGGTTTAGAATCCAAACAGCTCTATCAGTAACAGTCATATAATGAATTGCAGGATTATGGTTGTAGTGCTCTTGTAATTTCTTTGCACGCCATTCGTCAGTATTTGTGACGTAATAGTCATCTTCCATATTTCCTATCTTGCCAAGATCATGAAACATTGCAGCAAATGTAACCGATTCTTCTGTAATATCGTCTAAGAACATTCCCTGATCTTTAAATAAATTATAGTATTTGTGAGCCCATTGCATTATGTTTAAGACATGTGCAACATAACCACCTGGAAAAGCATTGTGATAATAAGCTCTGCCAGATGCTGGTGCTAGTGTCATTCTTTCTTCAAAATGATCATGAAGTGCATTAATCTTTTCTAATCTCTCACCTTCAAATGTGTCATTTATTATTTTACGTAACTCAGACCAATTTGATTCGATCTGTTCTGCACTTATTCTCATGCATTCTCCTTTGTCCAGTTTAATTTAAAAATGTCTACGTCTGTAAATTTATACGGTTTGACATGTTCAGACTCTAATATGTCTACAACATTAACCCACTTTGCATTCATTGTATCTCTTACTTGATAAACGCCGTCTTTTCCATCTGTACCTTTCAATAATACAAAATCACCATAATTAAAAGGTCCTCCCCATCTTGCGAGTAAGTTACGAGAAAGAGCAACAAATTTATATCTAGATGCATGATGTATCCTTATTTTAGTGCCATCAGCTGTTATATCTGGTGTGTCATCACATTGTATTGTATTTGGCTGATACATTGTTACATCAACTTTTATTCCGTGTTGATAAAATTCTGATAATCTATCAGATAGCTCTTTGTTCTGATTTGCAAGAAACTCGTAATGTTCGTGATACGTGTCTTTGTTTGCTTTCATAAACTTAGTTGCAACATAACCATTCATAGTTGTTATGAACGCTATTCCAATTAGATATTTGCTAAGGTTTTGCATATTATAGTCTCCTATTTAATACTTAAATCTAACACTTTTTTGCGTAAAAGTAAAGGACTTTTTTTGCTTTTTTGTAACTTTTTTTAATCAATACTAAGATTGTAATTTTTAGATAATTCTATTTTCTCTTGTTGTCTTGATTTTTTCTTTTTTGTCTTGTGAATCTTTGTTGTAGGAATCGGAAAATCAGACATCTTTGGTTTTTGTAGCCTTTTCATTAGTCATCCCAGGTCATTGACCATTGATCGATTTCTTCTTCCGAAGCTCTCAAGTCTTGTAATAATAAGTCAACAGCATCCCAATCTTTTTCTTCATATGCTGCTTCTAATCTCATAATAATCTCTTCAATAGACATTGTCTTTGCTCCACTAGTTGATACTATATATGGATAAGTTTCGTATTGCAAAGAAGAAATATTCATTGTTTCTTCATTAAATTTAAATGGCAAATTAAGCTGCATTATGCCTCCGCTATTGTGTAGTTTAACATTGTACCTTCCGGCTTGTCCTTAAATTCTGCATAGTCTGTAATTAACTTATAGAAAACTTCTTGTGCTGCTTCTTTAACACTTAAGTCTTCACCGTGTGTAAGCTGATCAAAAAGCTTTTTGTTATTATGATAAAAATTTTCTATTTCTAGTCTAAGACACTCCCAGTCTAATACTGGCAAGTCTGTCTTAAATTCGTTTTGTGATAAATAACCTTTGTTCATTAGCCCATTTCGCCTAATATGTTGTCTATTGCTTTGTCTCTTTGTTCTCTTGGCATTTCTGTAGGACGGAATTTTACTATTCCTCTTCCATTTATTGTAGGCATTCCATACTCATCTTTACCTATTGACTTAACAACAACTTTTTTATTTTTAAATTTACCCATTAAAACTGTATCACCTACGCTTATGTCTATCTTAATCATTTTAAATTCCTCTTTAGATCTTTATAAAGCTCTTCCTGATTTTTTCTAATCTCAGCAAAGTCTTTATCAATTTGTTTTATGTCATTGTCCAAGACTGTTATCTCTGCTGACTTATTGACTGTGTATGCGAGTTTTTTATCTGCCTTCTTTGACCCGTAAATATAACTAGCAACTGGAAAGTCTACTTGAATATATTCTAATGAGTCAAACCATTGCTCTGGCTTACCGTTACCATAACCAAGAGTTCTTGCATCACCTCCCGGAAGCCAACCTGTATCAGGTTCTCCTGCATCTGCAGAATATCCACCTGTATTGCTGGAGACTTCTTGAATGTGTTTCTTAAACTTCATATTATTAAATATCACTATCGTTGTGTTGGTGTTCAGGTAATTTATCTGACATCTTTATTATGTTAATTTTCATTTCTTCTAATTGTTTAATCCAGTCAGTGAGCAAAGTCAGTATCTTAGTCTTTGTTACTTCTGAATCATCATCATCGAGTATCTTATCAACCCACTTTTTATACATAGACAGATAACCTGTTAGCCAAATGGCTATTTCACTTCTTTCTTCTGGCCATGATTTTCTCATTTTATCGCTCCGTTACTTGTTCAAAAAGAACAGCTTATACTTCATTCCCTTAATAGTATAATGTATGTTAATAAATAGACTTAAAATATTATCAAGCCACTTATTTTTTGTTGTGAACTCTAAAGTCTCTGTTATCTCTGTATGTGTAGACTTATCAATAACAGATATTCTTGTGCTAAAAAACTTTAAATTAAACGGGCCATCTTCAGCATTTACTATATGCAAATAATATTTTTGCTTAGTTGAGCTGTACATTGCTACTTTAAACTTATACATTTTTGATCCAGCCCATATTCTTAAAACAGCTCTTCTTCTAAGTCCTTTGTATTTATCAAGGCCCCATCCAAAAGGAAGCATTTTCTGAACCAGCTCTCCGCTAATATCAGAATATGCAGACTTTACTACACTGTAATCGCTGTTTACTTTATAAGTCTTCTTAGTCATCTCTATACTTGTTATTTGGGAAGTCGCCAAGATTTAAATAGTAGCAATCATTTACTATTGCTTTCATAAGATCTGTGGTTATGTTTTCAATTGCAGCAGAAGAGTCTAAATTCAACTGCTTGCCTTTATACTTCTTTAATACTTTTCTAATTACATTTTCGAGCATGGTTTTCTCCTGTTAGGTCTTTTGCCAAAAATCTTTTCCCAGTTTTCATCAAACTTCTCTTTGTCAGTAACCCTACTTTTATCTCCTTTTCCTGCGTCGGAGTATTCCTTCTTTTTAGGCACTAACTTTTTTTAAGTCTGTTGGTTTCATCCAAGATGTTGCTCCAACCTTATTAATATAAAGCTGTGCATCTTCATCATCACGTGCTAAAAATTTTACAGGCTTTGCATCTTTTCCGCTGCCTTCTAAGTAGGTATAGTTTTTATACCCATTCCATTCTATTTTACTTTTCTTTGCCATTTTTCATGACCTCCTTGTATAACTCATTGATTGATTTTGTGTCACCACCCTGTGCGATGAGTGCATCTTTTCTTTTCATTATTGTTAGAGGAACATCAGCCAAACTTGGCGGACGACCCCATTCATCACACATAACTTTTTCTTCTAACCATTTTGCTTTAGTCATTATTCCCATATCCTTGCTATTCTACGAATGAAACCTAATGTAGCACCAAAGCCCAATGCTATTCCAGCTATTTGAAAGTTACCCATATACAATGCGATAGAAGATACGAGATATGCCGTAAATCTAAATACACCATAGATTGAGAAATCGCTTTGGTTCTTTAACTGTGTTTTTCTATCCATTACTTACCTGCCTTATGATCTAAGAAATCTTTCTGAGCTTCAATTGCTTTTTTCAATTCCTTCTTTTCTGCTGCCATCTTTAACAAATTCTTGTTATCAGCAATTTTACGTTTTTCTTTATTTGCTTTTTGTCTAGCTTTAATTGCTGCAACATCTGTTACTGGAAGTGTTCCCTTTAGTTCTGGCATTTCTTTGCCCTTAACAAATACATTGCCGTCACTATCAACAAATTCTGCAAGCCATCTCCATCCTCTAGGTCTGGATAAACCTTTGTTTGTTTGAGCTGACCCAAATAAACTTTTTCTTTCTGTTTCAGAAAGTAAACTTATTGCTTTCATCTGTGTGCATGTTGAGCATGTTAAACCATCACCTTCCGGAACTTTTTCTTCTATGCCACATCCTTCATTTGAACACATAGTCCAAACTAGTGATTGCGCAAGATCTGGATTGTAATCTCTCTTTTTAACTTTTCTTCTTCTTTTAGTTGCCATTAATATAACCTCTTTATTTGATACTCTAATCTAAACATTTTCTGCGTAAAAGTAAAGGATTATTTTTACTTTTTTTCGTTTGGAAACACAGCACCCTTCTCCGGTGCTGACTTAATAACTGGTGGCTGTTCTTGTTCTTCAATTATTTCAGGTTCCTCAACATCAGGAGTTGGTTCCCTTTTGTCTTTGTAGAATTCCCACCATTTCATTCCCTTTTTATTTTTAGGTTTTGGATCATCATAAACACCTCCATCAATTATTTCTTTCGGCCTAATAGGTGTAGCTGCTAATTCAAATGCCATGCTTGCTGCTATTACTAGTGATACAGCTAGTGGATCAAATACAAACACTAATATGAATATAAAGAATTTTACAACTGTGTCTATTTCTGTGTTAAATACCCTTGCTAAATAAATCGCTGGCCCGACATCAACACCTGTTTCAACCAATGCAATCTTAAGATCACCTATCTCTTGCTTTAATTCTAGCGATTTAACGTTTAGTTCGTTAATCTGTGGTTGATAATCTTCTCTAAGTTTCTTTCTTGCTGTTCTGTAATTATCTGGCAATTCTTTAATAGCATCTTCCATTTCTTGTTTTAGAAAAATCTGATCATCCTTCACCTGTTGTAATTGGTCTTCTTTGAAGATCAGTGATGTTGATTGCTTTTCGAATCCAGTTGTAGCTCCTTGATATGCATTTGACAGATAGCCAAATATACCAGCAGAAGTTATCATAATAAGAACAATTGTGCCGACGAGTAAATAGGTTCTCAAGAACGCGGGTACCGTCTTCCAGTATCTGTAAAGAAACGAGGCAGTTACTAATTTAGCAAATTCAAGGCTTCCAGCCATGATCACCACACTCGTCTGTGCGCCGGCAAATAATTTTGATAATCCGAATACAGAGAAAAATGCTGCACTGAATGCTACAGCACCAGCAGCAGTTGCTACAATATAAGGAAATATTTTAGAGTTTATAAATTCCATGATTAATTCACCTTGATGTCTTGGTGTTCAGCTATAAGTATCTCGTTGCAGAAATAATATGTATCATGATTCTTAAGTACGTGATCTGATCTCCAGCATTTTTTCCAGTATTCGATTCCCTTCACATCAACGCTGGCCATGCTTTGTGTACCCTTCACATAGTACATAACACCCCCAGCGTTGATGATCCGGTTGCTCATCGTAACCTAGCTTATTTTAACCGACGTTTTTTTAGGTTTCTCTGGCTCAATCTTTGGTATCTCGATTGAGAGAAGCCCGTCTTTAAAATTAGCTTTTATGTTGTCCCCGTCAAGGAACTCGCCAAGGGTAAACTTTCTTTCGAATGCAGAATGTTTTAATTCTCTTCTAAGAACTGTAGCATTCGAGTCTTCATCGAAACCATGCTTATCCCCTTTAATCGTGAGAACACCTTCTTCAACATGTATGTTGATATTCTTCTTGTCTATTCCAGGAATCTCTGCCATAACACCAACTTTGTCATCGTACTCGTATACATTTACTTTCGGATAAGCAGCGCCTGAAAATGGATTAACTCCTACAGTTTGTGCCACTTCAGGGTAAGTTTCTTCGAACATACTGTCAAACAGTTTATCGAATGGTGTTAAGAAATTGTCTCTTGATATTCCAGGAAAACTGGTGTATTTTACTAAGCTCATTATTTTTCTCCTTATGTTATTCTTATGAACTAACTTGAGAACCTAACCATTTAGCGTTCTCATATAGTATAGAGAAAAAAGTGTGCCAAACCTCTCCGTATGTCATAATGACATCCTTTTTATTTTAATTGGTTTTGACGTATGACATTTTGTCATACTCTTAATTCAACATTCATGCGTCTAGCTACAATAAACACACCGCGGTCAAATTTATTCTTTTCTAATTTTGTCATGATTTTTTCTGCTTCGCCTCGCTTAATAGGCTTTTCTACATCTTTGCCATCCCAGTAAATAGTAGAAGCATCACTCCTTGAACAGAGTTCTAAAATCTTCTCTACCTTCTGAAATTCTAAATAAGTTGTTAAAGATGCACTTAACCCTCTTGCTTGCTCTGTTAACAGTATGAACTTATCATATCCTGATAATTTATTATATTCCAAAACTACTCCTTACTTTATGTTTGCCAGCTGTAACATGATAATTGCTGCAGCTAATACGATTGATATTACAGTATGCCAAGACGGCAACTCTTTTAAAATTAACATTGTCATTATTCCAAATACAAGTGTGCCTACACCAAATCCAATAAGCCTAACATTCCAAACTCCACCAAAAATTTCATATGATAGTGTTGCTGATCTCCAAAAAAGCCACCCGATCGGAAGGCCTAAAACTACAACAGCTAAATCTTTTGAAAATAGCTGCTTAAAAAATGGATTGCTTAGAAACTGTCCCTGTAATTGGTACCACGCCATAATGTTTCCGAACACTAAGTACGTTATAAGTTTTGTGAATAGATTATATTCTAAGTTCATTTTGGAACTCCTACTGTAAACAACATATCTTTGTTAATGTTATGATGCATATTTCCAGCACAGATATATCGTGGATTTTTAAATTTTTGTGAAGGCACAAAGTGTTGTGCCCAACCTGGAAATAATATCAACATTCCAGGAAATATGTCATATCTTCTATTGAAACCTGGAAAATGTATTCCTGGATGATCTTTGTCCGCTGTAATGTAATAACAAAAAGAAAGTGCAGCAGGATAGTGATGATGTTGTATTGCCTCTTCACCAGACAGATATTTTGTACCCCACATGTCAGACATCACAGGATTCTCAAAGTTTGGTGACATCGCATCAATAGCACATGATAAAACTATCTGTGCTAACTTTCTATAACCTGGTATCTTTCCTCTGTACCACTGAGTCATTTGTGCTTTTACATTGCTTCCATGATTTTGCCTATCTCCCTGCGCTTCTATATCTTCAATAAGCAGCTTATCCATTTCGGGATCTTTTATTTCACCAATAAATATTTCAGATTCTTGTGTGTATTCTAGTTTACCTGTTGAATACATTACTATAGGATCATCAATGAAGTGATCGCATACTATTCCACCATCTTCTTTTTTTACTATTTTACTCATGTTATATTCCCAAGTGCTCGTCAGGGTCTGGCATTTCTACATCTTCTTCTTTTAAGTCTACGTCAAGTTTTACATCAGTATCCAACACTCCAGTATATAAGCTGCTAAATATTGTATATAACAAATCTTTAACTGCTACCCATAGTGATTTAAACGTTGCTTGTCTCATTTGTGTGTGTGAAAGAATTTCTTTTTATTAAATGTTTTAAGAAGATCTTTGACTTCATCTAGTTCTTTTTGAATAACATCTAATTGTTTATTAATCTTCTTATCAGACTTATCAGCCTTGTCATCTATGTCTTCTGTAATATCGTATAGATCGTCAAGGTCTACACCAATTTGTGCCATTCGTGTTTGTGTAAAGTTAACTGATGATGCAAAATCATCTATCGTTACCATTATATTTAATTTTGCATCTATATCTTTTTTCATTTGTGCTAATGCTTCATCTGCAATCTGACCAGATTCTATAAGTTTACCCAGGAATGTAATATCATCTAGTATTTTTCTCAACTGTGTGACATAGCTCTGTATTGTTTTTGGGTTGTTTAAGTCTGTAAACACTGCGACTTTTTCATCAGTCTTCTTGTATTGTTCACCTAATTCTGCTACACGATCATTTGCTTTTTGTACACCAAGATACAGTCCTGACGTAAAGCAAAATAAGCTACATGCAGCTATTGCTATTGCTTGCTTCATATTTTTACCTCAATTCCTATTTTAGCTTTATAAAATTCTTTGCCTTGAAGTTTGGATATTTCGCCTACATTATACAACCTAATTTTTTCAGTAAGCTTGTAAGATACTTTAAACTTGTCTTCAAATTCAAATGTATCTCTACCGTCTTCTTCACTTGGAGGTAAGTAGCCATCAAAAGAAACATCAACTTCTATTTTATTATTGTAATACGCTTTCTTTTTAGACACACCAAAAGATATGAATGTTACAAAGTTGCTACTGAATAGATTTTCGTTTGTATTACGGCTGGTAAAGCCGAATGACATGTTTTTGTAACTTCTTCTTGCATCAATTTTGAGATACCTTACATCTTGGCTTTGCTTGTCCATATACTCAGGTTTAAAATAAATGCCATTGTCAAACTTATACCAAAACAAATCATCTATGTAGAACTCACCAAGTTCTCTTTCCCACTGTCTGTTAGCATAAAAATTATCATTGCTTATTCCAATACTAACCTCATAATCATCTGGGTTTGGCTGTGTATTTGGTGTCCTTGCCGCGAATGAACTAAATAACATTACACCTGCTAATAAACTGTCTAATACCATTACGATAACTCCTTGATCATTTCTTCTTTACTTTTAATTCCTACAATACGATTTACTTCTTCGTCACCATCCATAATAAGCGTTGTTGGTACTGAACGAATATTAGCATCAATAGCCATTTGTCTATTCTCATCACCATCTATGAACTCTATATTATATCCTTCATCTGATAACTCTTGCATTATAGGTTTGAATTGTTTACAAGGTCCACACCACGTAGCACTAAAATACTTTGCTGTTTTCATTTTAGCCTCCTGTTAAAAAATTCGTCTATAAAACTCTTACCTGTATACATTACAGCCAGGTAAAGCGAGATCTCCATTATCTCAAAATATCCTATTGTGTTAAGTGCATTTAAGTCCATATTATTCTCCTACCTTATAGTATTTTAGTACCCCAAAGATTCCAGCGATACAAATTATAAAAAAACCTATTAAAATCATTTAGTATTCTGGCCTCCTGCCAAAGTCATTTTTTTCAAATCTCTTCTTTAAGTGCCTACCATACAAAAAAAGCATAATCGAAAGTTTTATTCTATCTACCATGTATCTGATGATATTTCTCAACTGCCAACTCCTTGTGTTTCGCTTCGACTACGATATCAACATCGTAACCATAAGTATCGATGTACTGATATACGTAGTCAGAATGCGCTTGTGGTTTTATTTTAGGGTCGCCTTTTTCTTCACTCCTAGATTCCGAATAATGGAAACAAGGCTTGATGCCTTTCGGCCAAGTCGACGCAGCCAGCTTAACGGCATCGCGCTCGGTAAGATCGCCAGGGCAAAACCTGTGGTGATGATAGTCGAACACGATGGGCAAGCCAATACGACGGTATACTCCATGATATAGATCCTCCACTGAGTAACATGTTGCCTTATCGTCGTTTTCGACAGTAAGACGGGTTTTAACTGAATCTGGTAGACGTTCGAAGTTCTTAACGAACCTGTTTAGTGCATTTTCTTTTTCACCATAAACGCCTCCAGCATGAATATTAATTTTATTGTAGGGAGTCCGAGACAATCCCATCATATCGAATACTTCGCCGTGGATCGTTAAGTCGTTGATGCAGTTCTGTACTACGTGCTCATGCGGTGATGTAAGAACATTGAATTGTCCCGGATGTGTTGTAAGCCTAAGGCCACCTTTAGTCGCTTTCTCTCCGCCAGATTTTAGCCAAAACTTAATTTCCTCTAGGTCTTTAAGTTGGCCCCATTTATATTCGGACTTCCAAGGGATCATAGAAGATGAGATGCGAAATAACTCATAACCTTGCTCTATGTTCCACTCGATAATCTTGTCCAGATCTCTGACGTTTTTTAGTATAATCTCAGACGCATAATCTGTACCTTTCGATTCGAAAGTACGTTTGATCATTGTTCGCCCGGTTGTTATCCGTTCTACACCTTTTTCTTTTCCACCGTACTGTTGCGGATAACTGAGTTGCATATTAATGCATGCATAACCTAGTGCCATATTTTTAGCTTCTCCCTAATTGTGTTTGTTGTTCTAGTGCAGTTGCCAAATAAAGATTCAAGACCTTATCATTAGGCTGCACATTAAAATTATTATGCTGAAAGATTTCCCACGAATCTTTTGCATACTTACCAATTCCGTGCAATTCAGAAGGATCACTAAATCCGTCAAGATACTCTAAGCTAAAACGAATTAGTGTAACTGCTCTCTTATTTTGCATACCTAATGGTGTTAGCATTTTAGAAAGTTCTGATACAGCTGCGTTAGCCAAGTCTCTAGGATTGGGATATTTTTTAAATAACTTGTGTCGAATTTTATCGACTTGTTTTCTAGTTGTTAAGTTAAGCATTATACAACAGACCAACATTTTCCACGGGTCATTTTTATATATATCCTGCAAAAGTCTGAAATTGCGAACTTTTATCATATAACGTCTACGATTCTCGATTCTCTTACTGAAGTTAATTCCCAATCATTCGGATTTGCAGTCATCATCTCACCGACTTTGTTTTCAACAACTGATACTGATGTTGCTTCACCTACAAGAATTTCTTCTTTTAGTTTTTTGATTTTAGTATTGCCTTTGTTGCCAACAGGAATTTCTATTTCCTGTACAACTGTTGCGATGTAGTATTTCATTTATTTTCCTTTTCTTTCATTATTATAAAAATTAAAGTTGTCATTCCGCCAAGCAGCATGAGCATCATCATCACAATTGATTCGATCATACTTGCCTGCCGTTCTCATAAACTGTTTTACAGACAGGGAATCTTAATGAGAATTTACCTGTCTTGTCCTGAGACTCTTCAAAGTACTGAACAGTAATTTCTTTGCCGAGGATTTTGCTAGGATCATTGAAATAAACCTGTCTATCACCTATTGAGAATCCAGATCCAACAGACACTGGATTTCCTTTGTGCTCGATAATAACATTTGTCATTGTCATGATTTCTGTTTCAAGCCCTGTTCCTTTGTCGATAATTCTAAATGGACCAGTCTCAATGTCTTTAACGATATATTCATCATCAATAAATTTCTTACATTTAAGAATATCATTTGATCTTTTGCCTTTGTAAGTAGTGTTTTTACGAAGCATGATACCTTCCCATCCTGCTTCATCAGCAACATCTAAGATGCTTAGTACATCTTCTTCATTAATAACTGTATTGTGTGTAACAGGATCGATAGAGAATGCATCATTGATTAAGCATTCTTGTCCGAGTGTTCTCATAAACCATGTCCATCTTTCCATCATTGTTCTTTCACTAGTGCATGAATCGAACTCTTCAGTAGTCAAGCAATCAAATACTTTAAAACGAGGACTGTTAATTGTGTGATCTTTGCGTCTGATCTCTTTGATAACTGACTGGAAGTCTTCATCACCGTTTTTATCAACAATACATAACTCGCCATCTAATACAATATTATCAGTAGCTAGTACATGATCGCTAAGATCTGCAGCAACATTGCTTAGTGTATGAAACTCTTTGCCTTGACGTGAGAAGAATTTAATCTGACGATCTTCAATTCTACAAATAACTCTGACACCATCTAGCTTACGTGAGTAGAACCATTCTTCATTGTCCCAGTCAATTCTGTGTGCATGCTTTTCAAATGCAGTTGCCAAAGCAACATCAAATGTAGGGATCAGACCAGGAATAACTTTATTAATAAGCTTTGAATCGGCACGAGCTTTAAGACTTCGTTCAAATACAAGAGATAATGGAAAGTCCATGCCGACTCTACGCCTGTAATTATTAACACAACCTAAAGCTGAGTGACCTGTAATATTTCTTTCACTTAGCATCTTAAGAAGATCAAATATTCTACCATCAAACTCAAAGTCTAAGTCTTTACGCTTAAGAATATTTTTCCAAGTTACACCGTACTGCATGTAAGGATTGTACATCATTGAAACTAGCTCTTGTAATTCTTTATCTGATACTAAGAAATCTTTAAGTACTTGAACTTTGTCATTAGTACTATTAGAAGTATTAAGACGATCATGAAGACGTTGAAGTCTGAACAGTAATTCTCTGTCCCTTGGTGAGTTGATTAGTTTTTTATTATTCATATGTAACCTTTATTTTTATCCTATATTTGATGCTCTAATCTAATACTTTTCTGCGTAAAAGTAAAGGACTTTTTTTGCTTTTTTGTAACTTTTTTATTT